GTACCGCTTTGAGCATTATATTGTGCCGATGTAATATTCATTGATTATAACTCCGCATCAAAACGTGCATACGCATCAGTTGTACCATTTTTACTGGTTATGTGCTGTGCATCGTGAGCAGACGCACCAGTGGATGCGTGGACACTCCTCCAAGAAACACCACCAGATGAAGACCCTTGAACAGCACACTGACTAACATCTGAGTCATAACCAATTCTATCTGTAAGAACTAGATTATTAAACGACATTGATGGAGATGCTCTCATAGGAGTTCTGAATGTCATTGCAGCCAGAGATTCAGTTGATGAAACGCATTGTGCTGCACACAAGCCTACATAGTTTCCACTTAAATCGTATGATTGGAAATACCTGTCGCACCTAGCCAACTCATCGCCATAGCTGCGAGGGTGTTCAAAATCCGTTGCTGTGGAGCCTATTTCAAGCTTTATGCCGGTGATGTAAAAAGTGGCTGCGTTTGTGCCGACTACGCTGGTTGCGCCTGTGGCTGAAACAAAGTTGCCACTTGCCCAAGCCCCTGCAGTACCGCTTACAGATGAACCAGCCCCAAGAGAAAACCCAACACGAATACCTACACCGTTTGTTTTTAACCACGTTCCACTTGTGTCACCAACTATGGTAATACTTATACGTTGCCAAGTGTTTGCCGTGGAAATTGTGTAGCTAAATGGATAGCTTCTATCGAACGCAGAATTTTGCAACGCCCCACCAAAAGTTCCGGTTAATGATGAACGTACATAAAATGATAAAGTGACTGTAGATGCAGAAGACGTACCCCACGCAAGGTGCGCAACATTTAATCCTTCAATCGGTTGTCCGAAAATGTATTGTTCAGAAGAACCAACAGAATACGCAGACAAAGAAACAGCACCAATGTAGTTTGAAAATCCTACTGGCGGGGTGACGCTGCCTGAGTTTTGTTGGCACGAAAACTTACCAGTCACTGAGCCAAAGCCAAATGTTCTATCAACAGGATAGGCCAGAAGGTTAGGTGTGACACTTGCCCCAGCGTTTCTTTGGTCAATGACGCACGCACCGTTGATTATGAGGTTTGACCCCGCAGGGACAACCGCACCCGCCGCCGTTGCAGTGTCGGCAACTTGATCCACATCAAACAGATCAATCCAAGCGTCATTGTCTGCATTCCGCTGTTTCAACTTGTTGGCAGTCGTATCATACCAAAGCTGATAGGCATAGGTCGTGCTTGGCGCAGTTGCACCGCTGTTTTGTGAAACAATAGCCCCAAACGCATTATTCAAGTCTGTGCGCGTTGCTGGAAAAGTCTGGTTTGCAATTACATAATCGTGCTGTGACATTTAGAACCCCGTTGCAACGTAATCAAACAATCTATCAACGGCCACGTTGCTGCTATTATAAAACGTGATCGTAAAACCCGTTGCTGATTTATTTGTTATACCATAATAATCGCCAGATTGCATATCCCCAACCGAAATCGACACTGCACGCAATGCTTTGAAGGCATTTGTAAACGTGACTGCCTTTGCCCCTGCACCGCTTTGAATGTCATTGTCGCTTTCTGTGCGCGTTGGCAATCTGATTTCAGCCGTTAGTTCTGATATGGCTGGCGTTTCTTGACTGTCAGTGCTTGTTAAATTAGCCCTAAACCGCAACGCTCTTGCAGTATATGTGCCAACCACAAACTGCCGGTAAGCTGTCCAAGATGGCGAACCAGCCGGATCATCTTGCGTTGTGCTAACGAACAGATCAACGTCAGTTGCGCCGCTGGCCGGTGTGCCGGTATGCTGCGAAAACTGCGTGAATTTTAGCGTTGCAGTCGCTTGCGCTGTAAATACTGCGCCAAGGTCAATATAATTTGCAAAATCATATGTGCCAGACGATGCCAAAAAACCAGAACCACCACCAAACAAGCCGGTCGCGTCATCAAAATTGCCAGCCACGCTATCAAACAGGTTAGTCGTATCAAGTCGCAACGTATCGTCAACAACCACGCAAGTTGTTTTACTGCCAGTGAAGCCGGTATGTTCTGACAGGCTGTTGGATAAATTCAACCCGCTAATATCATTCACCAGAACCACGCTGCTATCAGCATTGACACTTGGCACGCCAAACTTGTTGACCGCTGTAACAAAATAGGTGCCGGTTTTGGCCGGTGTGACTACTGTGTTTGTTGGTCTTGGCACTTTCTTCACAACGGTTTGCGCGTTGTTAAATGTTGCGCCGGTCGTCAGCGGTGAATGCCGGATGATATAGTGCGACAAATCTGCGTCAGTCGATGCTGTCCAACTTAAATCTGCATTTGATCCCACCACATTTACGCTGAAATTTGTTACATCAGACGCAGCCGCAGCTTGCCCGACAATTGTGTGCGTTGTGGTTGCAAAAGGCGATTTGATGCCAAGCGCATTGATTGACCTTGCGCGGATGTCATAAACGCCGCCAGCCTTTACCTTGGTCAGCGTAAACCTTTGCCCAGCACCAATCCCAAGCGATTTATAGATTGTTTCAGTTGACAGCTTTGCTTCGACCTCAAACTGCCTTGCATAAATAGACGTGGACGCAACATCCACGATCAGCACCGAAATAGCTTGCTGGTTGAACAATTCAAGCGTGTCGGATGGCGTGATGGTTGGAGCCGGAATATTGAACGGGTCTGGCAAAGTCGTGTTGTCTTGTGCAAAAGCCGTTTCTTCAGCATTCCAGTCATAGACTGCGCTGTTTGTTTCGGCTAGTTCGCAATCGACTGTGGCTTGATCTTTATCAAAATTTAGCCGCCAAGATATTACTTCAAAGACCTTTTGCGAAAAGCCAAGCCGCGAATTTGTAATCATTACAGTGTCGCCAACTTGGAACTGAAACGCAGTCATCTTGAATTGTGCTTTAATAGAAATCTCTTGCCGGTTCTTATATAGTATTTGCTTTGCAATTCGTTGCGCGGCAGATGCGCTGCTAGTAAACGGCAGATCAAGATTTAGAAAACGCTGTTCGCTGTTATCTTCTGTTTCAAATGTTGCGCTAGTCACCGCAGGATAGTCTGTGGATTGATAGTCGCTTGTCGGGCTGATAAACTGCCCCTTGATTGCGTTGAAGCTGTCACGCGCCGAATTTGACGTTGTGATGGTCATTCCAGACGCAAAATCATCTTCATCAAGCGTCACCGTTGGCGTCACATATGCGCCAGCTTTCAACGACCACTTGCCGTTTGAATAGTAAAGCGCACCATTTAACGCTGTCAGCATCTGTTCAAGATTGCCGCGTGGCGTGTTGGCGGTATCAACAACGCCATCAAACCGATACCGAACTTCAGTGCCGCCACCAGACAAAGCAACAGTTTCATCGCATATGTTCGCCGCTGCATTAAAGCTGGCATCATCAATTTCGCTGCTTACCGCGCCAAGGCCATATGTCGCATCTGTCAAATAGTTGCGGATAATCATAGCTGGATTGCGTGAATAGGCTGTTGTGCTGGTGCGCGTATCATAAACCTTGCGACCCTGCACAAGCGCACTAACATTTGGCAAACCTTGCGGAAATGCGTCTTGGTCAAATTTTAGGCGCATATATATATAGGCTTGATCTGTTAATTTGTGATTTGTCGAATAACTAGGTGGAGCCGCTTCGGCAGGCACTCCCGCATAACCAAAAATCATCGGTGCTGGTATATTTGCAGATGATCCGACAGTCACAGGATAAACGTCAATCAAGCCATTATATTTTGACGGCGCGGTTACTACATTGTTAGAAATGGTTAATGCTTCGTCATCTAAATATATTGTTGTGAACGCATTGATTTCGTGCGCTGCCATAACAATGACGATATGCAAATATTTATCGCTATCAGTGCTTTCAATGAATGTAAATGTGCCACCAATACGGGCTTCACCATAAACCAGCTTGCGCGTGGCGTTTGATTGTCGAGCCGTGACGGTCTTTGACTGATCGACCCCGCCATTGCCGCCACCGCCAATATTCGGCAATTTCGGTTTTGGCGCAAGTGCGCTTGCTGCGGCAGATAAAACCAATGATGACACGAATGCGCTGGTGCTAAAACCAAGCGTCAAGCCAGCCGCTAACGTGAAGGTCGATCCGGCGGTTACACCGGCCACCAATGCAGGAACAATTACCTGTGGCATATTACACCTTCCACGCTTGCTTTGCCGCACTTAACGGCAGAAAAACTAAACCATCTTTGCCCATTGCGGCGACTTTATCACCGACCACCAATGATAACGCATCACCTAGCGGCGTGTCTATTAGTGCCACATCGCCCCGCTGCGCTTTAGATGGCTCTATTTCGGCCAACCTAGCCCCGACACTGGCCGCAAGATCACCGCCGCCTATCTTTAGCAACGCCTTAACAGAACCCGCTGCGGAGCGATATTTGCCGATGAAATCATCAAAGCGTGACGATCCGCAAATGGCTTTTTCCGCATATAAACAAAATAAGGCGCAATCGGCCTTGCCCCATTCAAATTTTTTATGCCGCCATTCTTCGATATGATCGTTCAAGCGTAACGGCCAATCTACTAGCCGCCCCATTTGATAGCCGCCTCTTGCAATGAATTGATAAACTCAAAACCTTTATCGCTGCTATCAATCTGCTTTTGATCTTCACTTGTCCAACGCCGAACACGCGACCGTTCCAGATCAATCAGCCGGTTTTCAGCCGTTAGATTGATTGTGCAAGTTTCGCCTTCTTCTTGGATCGTCATCACATCCAAACGCCCAGAAAACGCTTTATAGCTGCTAACAGTGCCGCTTGCGATTGTGCCGATATAGATGTTGGCAATTCGATATTGATAGTTTTCTGTTAAAGCGATTGCCAAGATGCTGCTTGATACGCCGGTCAACGTCATAGACACGCCTTTCGCACCGATGTCTGCACCTTCTTCAATTGATGATATGCTAATCAGCGAACCGCCGCCGGTATAGGTATTGCTGTCGATGATCAGATCGCCATAACCATTCCATAACCGCAAAGCACCGCTATCAAGTAGCAATTCAGCCGCTAGAAAGCCAGTAAAGCTGGCATCAGAAAAGCCGGATGGAACACCACTGCGCGTCATAGTGCTTCGACCGCTGCAAAGCTGATTGAATAAAAACCAGCGTTGTTGATTGTCCAAACCGCTTCGTTGCTAGTCTGCCGGTAAACAACCTTTGCATTGCTGACCACAAAAGTCGCCCCGTCTGCCGGTGATGACCGCAGATCAGGCCACAAGTTCAACGTGGCTTCGCCGCTGCCGTTGCTGTTTACATCTTCAAGCACCTTATAAAGCCGCGCCGTTGCGCCAGTGCCAAGCTGGATATAATCACCGGCCTTCAAATAACCTGTTGCCGATGCTGGCAAACCATCAATAGCCAATTCGTTGCCGGTCTGGCTTGCACCATTAACAACCGGCGTGCCAGCCGCAGATGCCGCTGATCCGCGTGGCGTTGCACCGTTTGGATCGCCCACCAAGAACGTGCCAAATTGACCGCGCAACCGCAAAAGAAAGCTATTCCAATATTCGCTATCTTCACGTTTAACCGGCGGGATGCGGATCATTGTTGACCATCTTGCCCCAGCGTGACGAACCGTTTGCTGTGACAGCGTGAACGGGCTTTCGGAAACAGAAACAACGTCAGTCGCAGTAAATTCAACGCTTGCAATGCCGGTCTGTGTCGGAAATGTGAGTGGATACGTTTCAGCCATAACTATCCCCCAAATGCGCTTGCGAATGAACCGCCGCGCCGTCTTGCTTCAAACACCGCAGATTTTGATGCTTCTTGTATCTGCGGCAACATACCCATCACTTCAGCGCGTACCGTCTGCGATACACCAGCCGACAGGTTGATGGTCTGGTGAACAGTAACACCGCCGCCAGCACCGCTTGGAACAATAGTGCCGGAAACGCCGTCTGGAACAAATAATTCCGCGCCTCTTTCGCCCACGACCGAAACCTTGTTGCGTGGTGGTCTGCCGCCATCTGCAAAGAAGCCACCAAAGAAATTGCCAATTGCGCCAAAAATACCGCCGCCAGAACCGCCAGCTAATCCTGCGGCAATGTTGCCGGTGATATTTTTCTGAATTTGAATGCGGATTAGATCGCTAATAATTGACCTCGCCATTGCTTTAAACGCATCTTTCGCGCTGGCTGTTCCCATCGTCACATCAACAAGCGCATCTTCTAGCGACTTGATCCCGCGCACCGCTGCGTTGCCCATTCCCTCTTGCACTTTTTCTGCGGCATCTTTTAACTCTTGCAATGCTTCAGCATATGTTTTTGCCTTTTCAATTCCCTTGTCAGTTTCCCTATTGAAAAGATTTGTTGCCTTTTCTGTTTCATTCACTGCATCGCGCAAATCTTGGAAAAAGCCGCGATTTAATATGACTAATCTGCCAACGTCTTTCAAATCGACCAAGGTCTTGTTGAGCGTAATTCCACCCATTGCACGCGCTGCGGCAATCATAAAGTTGACGACAGTTCTTGTTCTGTCTGCAAAGCCCTGCAAGCCTTCAGCAATATCTTCAACGAAATCAATGACGTTGATTGCTAATGTCCTAGCAAAATCTTCAATCTTGCCCATACCATTTTCGCCTTTAATGGCATCGACTAATTTGTTTCTTATCAGATCAACAATCAATCGGAACGCCGGTGCTAAACCAGCAACAATCTGATCACGCACGCCGCCAAGCATCACGCCCAGCTTCATCATTGCGTCATTTGTTTCCTCAACGCCCTTGACCGCGCCAGATGACAGAATAAAGCCAAGCCCTTCGGCCTCTTGGAACATCTGTTGCAGGGCTGCGCTGCCGCCTTCCAGCGTGTTTACAAACGCCACGCCTTCACTGTCGAACAGCTTAAACGCCAGACGCACTTTATCGCCGCTGCTTTGCACGTTATCAAACGCATCAGCCAGCTTTAGCATCTGCTTATCAAGTGGTTGTTTGGCTAGTTCTTTGGCGTTCAGCCCAAGTTCTTTCAGCGCATCTTTAGCTTCGCCGGTATTGTTAGCCGCCTCAGACAGCCGCCGCGTAAACCGCTGAACGGCCATATCGACTGTGCGCGTTTCAACGCCAGCCAGATTAGACGCATATCGCAGTTTTTGCAGTGCTTGACTGGTGACGCCCAGCTTTGTGGCAGTTTTGCCTAGCGTGTCGATGCTTTGCAGTGATGACTTGACCAGCAAGCCAATACCAGCCGCACCAGCAACGGCAGTCAGACCGACCTTGAAGTTGAACAGTGCTTTGCGAACAAGCCCTAGTGATTGGTTTAGTTTGCGGAACGTGCCGCGAGTTAGGTCTTTCGCGGTGATGGTAAAATTAAGATTTTGATTTGCCATCTTCGATCACCTTGAAATATGCGAACCATTCATTCAGTTCTGTCAGCGTCAATTCTTCAATTTCGGCTTGTGTCTTATGAAGGCGATCCGCTAAGGCCAGCATATTCAGCCTCAACGGGTCGCCCTTTAGTTTTTTTCCGCATCCCCAACGCTTTGAACATCGCCAAACATCTGCCCAGCAATATCAGCAATTAAGGCCACGCTATCACCCATCAGGTGCATCTTGTCTTCTAACGTAAACATACGCTTGCCATCGGCATCTTCAGCTTTGGTAATAATCAGATCAACCATTCCGCTGATCGTCATATTGTTCAGAAAGTCCTTGTGCTTTCTTTGCAGCTTGTCAATGTCTCCGGCGGTAATTGAGCCAGAATAAATAACCAACGGCTGACCATCTTCGCCCCACTCATCAACTTTAATGACCTTTCGGTCGCGGTTACGCCTTGCGGCGATCTGTTCTCCCAAACCCATAATTTACCCCTTATACGGTTGTTTCAGTTAGTCCACCAGTGCCTTGGAAGCTATAGGTGGCGGTGTTGATGCTGTCAGATGAAACATTAACTGAAAAGCTGGTGACAATCGCTGAACCAGTCAGCTTGTGATCGCCAGATGTGTTGCCTTCCATTTGCAAGTTCAAAGTGATGCTATCACCAGCGCGGCAATTTGTTTGCGCTGTGTCAGTATCGTCAAAATAAGTTTCAACAGTACCGGTGAAATCCTTGAATGATGCCACATATGTCTTGGCAGTGTCGCCCATCACTGTGTCTTCAATAGTGTCGGCTGTTTCATCAATAGAAAAGCTGATCACTTCAGCCATTACGTCAGTGCCGATTAGGACTGACCCATCGTTTCCTTTAAAAGTCGCCATTGGTTAATCTCCTAAACGGCAGTTTCAACGTCATTTTCTTTGGTGCGATATTGCACCGATATTGTGAACCGACCAACGGCCACCGGCTGTTCACCGTCACCCGAAAAATCAGCTTCAAACGCAACAACCTGTGCATCTTTTGCCAGATTATTCAGCGTCACATCAGCGGCAATGGCTTCTTCAACCTCAACCGCAATTCCATCCAGCGCATTATCATAATTCGCTGTGCCAATTACATATGCTTCAACAGCAACTTCCAAAACCCGATTTACTGAACGCGCC